CACATGCCACCTAAAAAAAAGAAATCTAACCGCGGCGGTAAACGTGCCGGCGCTGGCCGTAAAGCAAAACCGCCTACCGATACTATCACGCTAAGGCATAACGCTGAGGCAGTAAAAGCCGTAAAGGCTAAGTATGGCCGTGGGCTGCAAAAGCTGGGCAGGGAGTGGATAGACGGGCTAATAAAAAAAATAGCCCCTGAATAATCAGAGGCTACCACTCAACCACACGCAACAGGCTCTTATTGGGCCGGTATATGCTGTACATCGGCTATTATCAGTGGTATATCTACCATTATCTTTGTATCGCCCTGGCCAACGGTAAAAGGGTCCTCTAAAAACTCAGCAGCTTTCAGAATATCAGTAGCAGCACTTACCCGGCTACCACCAAACACTACCTGTATATCGCTGAACGGGGCTTGTAGCGGATCAAAATTTGGAGCGGCGGCAATTATACGGTTCCATTCATCGCGGTAAAGCGTTATACTGGCCTCATATTCATAGTTGCCATACCCCCGGCTGGTTGGAGCTGAGCCGGCACCGTAGTTGTTTTCCTTTTTCTGGCTTTTCTTGTAGCTGATTTTGGTAATGCCAACAACAGGCACACCGAACAGGGTAAACTTTACGTTTGCCCAGCTATAATTTACGCCGTTTATCAGTGGTGTATTCATATGTTATTGCCCTCCTGTTAATGCCAACACAAAGCCTATGTTGACGGTTATGTTACGCGCTACACCGATGCCTAAAAGCTGTGCGCTTATCTGCAGGTTGCCGGTGGTTTGCACATTTTGAGTAGTTGGAATTAATATCTGGTACCCGCTCAGCTCTACATTGCGTACCATTTGGTCAAGGTTTACACCACCCAGGCTACGCAGGTATTCAACTGTTGTATCTGCCAGTGTGCCGTCTGTATTAAGCAGCAGCGGGCCTTTTAAAGATGGTAGCAAGCTGGCATACATGCCGCGTATAGCTTTGTCAATTACCCGGTTGTTTTCTATATAAGCATAATCGCTGCTTATGCTTACCGCGCAGTGGCTATCATTGAAGTAGCTGCCGGCGTTACCGCGATATTTCTGTATGAAGATATACCTCAGGTTATCAATAGCCGTTACATAGCTTTGCGAAACCGCGCTGTAAAGCTGTCCATTTGCAAATGCCGGTACATCCAGCTCACTGCCATTGCTCAGGTTAAATTTCTGAATCCAGCCGATATCATCGCTTACGGCCGCCAACGAAGTAGCACCCAATGCTGCACCTATGCAGGTAACAGATTTTGCGCCGGCACTGTACAGGAACGCGCCTTGCTGTGCACCGTCCTGGCCTATCACAGCGCTGGCCTTATAGGCGCTTAGCGTGTTAAGGTTGGTAAGTGTGCTAAGGTCAGTTGTGGCCGATAAGTCAGCACCATACAGCGCAGATAGCGGCTGGTAGTACGCATCGTTATTGGTAACAATTTCGGTGTGTATAGCCGTAAGATCGCCGCTGGTAAACGCATGGCACTCGCTACCCAGGTAAATACCGATTTGCCGCATTTTACCATCTGCATAGTTTTGCATGGTGGTAATTTCGGTAAAGGTGTATGTGCCCGGTACTGCGTAAAAGCCTACATATAGCTGCCCTTTCGGGTTTAAGCGGAAATACTCGCTGATATGGTAGTACCATATTGCCTGTTTACTTTGCGTACCGCCGCTAAACTGTGTAAGCGTACCGGCCATAGTAGCACCGCTGCTTAGGGTTACAACTATTGGCGTAGCGCCGATTATTGCATGGCTTCCGTTAAGAGCTACTCCCTGGCTCTTTGGTGCTGTAATAGTAACGGTAGCGGTGTTTACACTGGCACTAAACCCGTGTATGTAAGTGCGGGCGTTAATAGCCGCAGCAATAGCTGTAGCAACCAGCGCAACGGTGTTATCGCCGCTTACTTTGGTATATGTGCCAAGCGTAACAGTGTCGTAAGTTATACCGGGGTTATTAGCGTCGGTAGAAATTATCAGACGCTTGCTGGTGATTGTAATTATATCGCCGTTGGTTCCGGCGGTAGTTACCAGATAAGTGCCAGTAGCAGCGGTAGCATCAGTAAAGTTGCTATCGCTGTACTGGTTGTTTTTATCGTAGGCAGGTAATATGCCGGCTGCTATTGCGTCCGACACACCAAACAGCGCTTTAACCCTGCTTGATGTGGTCCAGCCACTCGGTAAGTTACCATTGGCGGTATAAAAAAGCATACCGCTTATATAGTCCTCACCTGGTAGTGGCCGCCCTAAATTACCTTGCGCTTTATTGAATGTAATACCATTCATTGATTCTGATTTCTCGAATTAAAAAATTACGGCCTGTCAAACTCTAATAAGCCATGGCGCTTAACCAGGTGCCACTCACCTTTTTTCTCATCTACCCATACTTTGTTTATGTGTGGGTGTGCTGCAAAGGCCTCATTTGCTAAGGCTTGAGCGCAATCTTCGGCAGCATTAAGGTCGGTGGTTTGCGCTGATTCATCTACCGGAGCATTGGCCGTTTCTTCGGTAGTGCTTTCGGTAGCTGCGGCGTTAGCTTCTTCATCTACCGGTTCAGTTGTGCCTTGTTCGGTAGCTGCGGCTGCGTTGGCAGTTTCATCTACCGGCGTTGCTGTGTTTTCGTTATCAGAACCGTTAACAGGCGCTTGCTCTGGTTTGTTGTTTCTCTTTGCCATTGGTTTGCGTTTATGGTTAGATATGCGTTACTGAATCGTTCGATAAGCCTCTACCCATTTACGCCCGTCGAAGTGAAAAACAACGGTAGCCTTTTTACTGGCACTCAGGTAAACAGCACCGCTCTGGCTACCAATGGTAACCGTTGCAGGGTCCCAATAAGCACCGGCCCAGCGAATTACTTTACCGGTAGATGAGTTGGTAAACTGAAACTCCAGCTCATCGCCGAGGTAAGCAGGTGTTACGCTACCTATCTTAAACGCAACACTATCAACCAGGCTGTCAAAGTATACCTGCGTATGGAATGCTGAGGGGTTAAGGGTAATAGTATCAAGCCCGGCAGCATCTTTGTTAGGCGCTACATATTTGTAGGTAAGTATGCGGTAGGTGTTATCCTTACCGGCAGATGTACCGGTGCGTGGAGTGGTTGTTTGAGCAAATACCGAAAAGGTAACTGCTACTAAGAATATCGCTATTGAAAATATCTTTTTCATTTTGCTATCTGTTTTTTAAAGGTTTATTACAATTACTACTACGCGGTTAGTGTGGTGTATAACACAAACTGGTCAGGGAAACCTATCTGGGTGTCCATCTTGAACAATCCTTTAACAAAGAACAGCTCACTGTTATTCTGCAGGCGTTGCAATTGCAGTTGGTTATCTTCGGTGCTGTTTATACCTAACCAGGTGTTACTGTCAACGTCCGGTTTTTGTATAGCCAGGTAGAATGTGTTTTCAGGCAGACCGGCTACAGTTTCAATATCATAACCACGGTATTGATTGTATGCGCGTTCGTCGCTGCGTATGTTTTTGTAGGTATCAGTACGCAGAGCCTCGCCGTATTTCAGAAAATCTACATAGCTCATCACAAACTTAACACCGCCTTTACCGTATTTGCCTATCAAAGCCTGTGGCAACAGGTTGATAGCTGCGGTCATTTTATCGCGTATGTTGCTGGCGGTAAGTGCTACCGGAGTGCCTACGGTAAGGGTAGGATATGTTGGGTCGCTGGCAGCATCTAACAGCTTTTTAATTAAGCCGTCAAAGTAAATGTAGTTGCTGGCACCGGCAACCTCACCTTTGGTAGTTGGGTCAACGTTGTCGCCGTCCGGGTCATATTCAATACGTGAACGGTGGATAGCATTTTCGAAAAACTCATTCAGACGCTTCATGGTTTGCATCATCATAAAGTTTTCAGCGGTAACCGGCAACTCACGGCCTAACAGTTTAGGCTGTAGCTGCTCTGCGTAGAAGTGCTGTTCGTAATCGCGCGGGTTAAACTCGTAGTAAAGCATTATATCCAGCGGGGTCAGCTTACGGCCATCTACCTTAACCTCTCCTTTGCTAACTGGTGTAGCAGCGCGTTTCTGTATGAAGTTAGACACCTCAATACGCGGTATGGTTTTGGTTTTGCGGATTCCATCTTCAACATAGATACATCCTTTCTCTATGGTATCTGCACCAACTACGGCGCGGGTAATCATGTACGATGCAGCCGGACCGCTCCAGCTTGTATCTTGTATATCCAGCGCTTCAGGGCCGGTACGGGCAAAGCGGCTAATATCCCCGGCACCATACACCTCGGGCGTATGCAGGCCAAACAACATCAGCAGTCCGGTAAAGAAGTTCAGCGTGAACCTTATAAAGCTGGTACCTGCGTCTGATACTTTATTGCCAATAGCGCGGCCATAAAAACGCACGTTGCTTTTAAGGGTAGATATATGCACGTTCCAGGTATCATTTACATCGGGTACCAGGTTGGGCTTTTCAAACAGAGCCGCGCCGCTACCCATGCAAAGGGTTACAAGGCCTATAAAGGCTACGAATAATTTTTTTACAAAGTTTTTCATCTTTATTGATTTTGCTTTTTTACTTATTTATTGCCTTTAATTAGTATTTACCAGATTCGGCCAGTCTGTTACGCACGTTAGCCATGGTGTTGGCTACTACACTGGTTAGGGCGCGTTCGTCGGCACCATTACCACCTGTAGGCTCAGCTACTTTTACAGCTTTACCGTTAACCGGCAATGCCTCAATCATATCTTTAACCTCATCTACGGTTAGTTTACCGGTAGTAACTTTATCCAGCCAGCCATTTACAGCATCGGCTTTAATGCGGTTACTTTTTACAAAGCCATCCAGCATATTTTTACACTCCTTAGCAGTAGCCTCGGCTTTATCTTTAGCGGCTTTATCTTCGGCCTCTTTTTTCTCTTTCTGCATTTTGTCGTACTCAGCTTTTAAGGCATCGTACTCATCTTTGGCCTTTTTTAGTTTGGCTTCCAGGTCGCTGGCCTTGTTTTCGGCATCGGTTTTCAGGCGGGTAGCTTCATTTAAAGCTGTGTTAAGACGGCTGCTTTCGGTAGCTGCCTTATTCTCAATATCCTGAATAGCACGAAGTACGCTGTCTTCGGTAGCCGCTTCGTTCAGGCCCAGTTTGTTTGTTACCAGTTTAAAGCTCATGGTATTTGGTTTTATTATTGTTTTATCGTTTAATATGGAGTTAAGAACTTCGTTTCCAGCTAAATACATTGCCTTAGCGTCACCTACATTTATTAACCGCTTCTTATTCAGGCTAACGCTATTTTCCACCAAATCGCAAAAGCCGTTATCGTAAGCCTCGGGAGCCTCTATCCAGCTTGTCTTATCCATTATGCGCTTAACGTCTTGGGCCGGTTTGCCGGTGCGGGTAGCTATCATGGTAACAATGCTGTTGCGCATTGCCTCCAGCTCGTCGCCGCCGTTGCCGCCATATGGATTGTGGTACATTAGCAGGCCATAATCGGCCATGATACGCTTGCGGCCCTGTTGGAATATTACAGCGGCTATGCTGGCGGCTATACCTACACAGTAAGTATCAACACGGGTTTCGCTTTTCAGTATGGCGTTTACAATGTTGTAGCCGTCCATTACTTTACCACCGGGAGAGTTTATCCATATCTGGATTCTCTTTTT